GAAAGCAACCAAATGTTTTCATCGTAGTGATTAGATAAACCGTGGCGACTGTCAGGAACATAATTAAGGAAACAAGAGATAGGTAACCCACGACTCGTTCCCCCGTTACTAAGAATAGGAGTGCTAAACATGAACCAACGAGAGGAACTGTAGTTGTAAAGTCTTTGAGCCAGTTCAAAATCTGTCTCCCCTTTGAAAGTAGCCCCGAAGACCGAGGCTCTTGCGAATGCTTCTTGTGCATGTGTTTCTCCTTCCCAAAAATATCTATCTTTGAGTGTATCTAGACTAAACTTATCAAACTCTTTTTCTTTATCGTAGTCTATTTCAATTCCTAAGTAAGGCTTAGTTCCTATTTTATCATCAACCATTGTTGTCCTCTAAATGTAATGCTATCATTGCATAATGTATTATCTTAAGTAATTCTATTGATTTATTATCTTTTTTACCATATCTCATAGCATACTTCATAATATTACCTATAGCAAAACCTTCTCCATGTCCTGAATCTATTACCATATCAGTAGCTTGATATCTACCATTAGCGTAATGTTGTTTGTATGTTTTATCAATATAAACTTTAATTAATTTTAAAGTTTTGTCTTCATCAAATTTATATTTCATTGTACTTTATTAATTATATATTCTTAAACTTCTACTGTCAAGTTCTAATTGTAAAACAATAGATAATTCTGCTAATAATTCATCAGGTATCGTATCAATACTTTCACTTGGTTGTTTAAGTAAAGAACCTAATTCTATTAATGCTATTTGTAATGCTTTTTTTGCTTCTTCTAATTCATTCATGTTAAATCCTTTAATGTAATTTCTTTTAATTGTTTTGTTTTTGTTAATCTTTTAATTTTTTTACTTATCCATTTCAAAGAAAATGCAGACAACATTAACTTTCTGTTTGCAAAAACATGAGTTTGTTGTGGCATTAATTTATATGCATCTTGAACTGTTAATTTTTTAGCCTCTTCTGGTGGCACTAAAGTTTTTATCCATTCAACTAAAATAAATAAAGATTTGTTTCTTATTTGCTTTGCTTTTTTTCCATTCATAATATTGTTGAGTCATAATTTTTAACAAGCTTCCAATAATTTAGTAGACTGTTAAACATTTCTTTGTGTTTATAATGTGATTCTGTTTCCCAAACATGAGTTAAAACTAAACTTGTGTCTGCTCTATCTACGAAGATAGATATTCTTTCTGGGTCTTCAATGTTACAACCTTGGGCGTATGCTGAAAGTTGCATTCCATGTTCATCATAAACTAATTTAGCAGGGTCTTTGTCCTTTAAATTATCTTTTGTTTTAAAGTCTATAAATATTCCTGAATTAGAATATAAATCTATCTTACCACCATACCCTTCATCAGCACAAAAAGAAGCTTCTGCTATCCATGTTTCATCAGGATAATTTTTATCTAACCAATCTTTAATAACTTTGTAAGGTTTTGTTTTAGTTCCACCTAGAAATCCTTTTTCTATTTGTGCGTGTATTTTTGTTCCTTTCTTAGCAGCTTTCATACCTACTTCTCTACCTGCATACTTACATTTGTTTATGTAGTCAGGGTCATCTTTATCTAAATTTAAAGATGCTTCTAATGCCTGTGTAATTTTCCAATTTTCTAAAGAAGGTTTAGCTGCTATACCTATAATAGTAGTAACAGAAGGAACAAGACCTATACTTTTAGCATCTCTTAAAGTAGTATTTCTTTCTTTACCGTTAGCACCTATGATAGTATACATAGGCTCTCCGTCATGGTCATACCAATGACCTGCTTCTGATTTGTAATTACTTTTTATTGTCATCTTCTAAATCCTCAAATGTTTTATACACATCTGATGTAAATAATTTTTGTATATTAACTAGCCACATACGACTTGCTTTATGGTCTCCACCACTAACAGATTTTTTAAAGTCTAATTTATCTATTAGTTGTTTTAACTTTGGCACATCAAAAATAAAAGTACAAAATATATTATCTCCAATACAAAGATTATGAAACCAATAGTCTGCTTCTGTTGTTATGATACCAGAAGGTTTACCATATGATTCGTATTCAATACATATGTTACCAGTCTTCATCCACATACCTCTTTCAGATTTAACTTCTATCTTTTTATCAGTCATCATATCTGCTATTTTGTCTTCCCTTATTTTACCATACTGTAAATCTATGTCAAACTTTTTCCTATCTTTTTTAATGGGTCTCACTCCAATTACCTCCTATTTTATATTCGCCTGTTAATGGACATCTCATATTAAAATGAAGTCCTGCATTTCTAATACTTGAAACACCTAATCTGCCTACACAATCTGCTTGTGATTCTTTAACTTGTAACTGCCATTCATCATGAATATTTGCTACAAACTTAGCATCAAAAGTATTTAAGTTTATTAAATCTTGTAATATACACATAGCTTTTTTCATTACTATTGCTCCTCCTCCTTGTAATAAAGTATTTAAAGAAGCATGTCTATGTCTTACATATATCTTTCTTCCGTCTAGTCCTTTTAAATAGTCTTTTTTAGCTGCTCTTTCAACTCGTTGTTTAAGAGACTTAAGTGCTGGTAAACTACTAAGAAAGCGTTCTCGCAACTTTCTACCTGTTTGTTTGTTTCCACTAATAATTTTTCCAATTTTTTCATCTCCTGCTCCGTATATGAGGGCATAGATGAAAGTCTTTGCCTCATCTCTTGATTTAAGTCCAGCAAATTTTTGGTTAGTTGTGTGAATATCTCCGTTGATAATTTCATTTATATACTCCTTGTCAGCCATATAGTGTGCTAACATTCTTAATTCTAATCCACTTGCATCTATACCTACAAGTTTATATCCTTTTGGCACAGTCCAACAAGCTCTACATTCTGGACCATAAGGACTATAGACAGCAGGAACTTGTGCCATATTAGGATTTCTATGTGTCATCCTACCAGTAATTGCACCAGTAGAAATAATACTGCCATGAACTTTATTGTCTTCATGACAAGCATCTATCCATGATTCTACTTGTGCTGCTCTTTTTTGTAATAAAAGATATTCAGATATTAATTGAGCTTCGTGAATATGAGTTATCTTATTTAGTGTTCCTTCATCTACTATTGGTTGTCCAGTCGGTGTAAATCTATTAGGTTTCCAACCAAAATCTTTTAAGTAATCTCCTATCTGCTGTCTTGAACCTAAATTAAATTCTTTAAGTTCTTTTCTCATAAAAGGAGTAGTATCATTTGTAAATACTCTTTCTTCATATTCTATATTAGTAAGTCCTGACTTAGAAAGTTTACCGTCTTTTTTTAATTTAGGTATAACTTCTTTTACATCTACCCATTTAGGTTTAAATGTAGCATGAACTTCATCTTCTACTTCTGCCTTTCTTTTATTTAAAGAACTTAATAATAACATTGCATTCTTTTCATCAAACACAAAACCATTTTCATACTGTTGTTGTAGTATTCTACATACTTGATGTTCTAATTCAACACACTCTTTAGAAAAACCTACGCTTTCTTTTCGTAAGTGATTTAAAACTAATTTATTTAATTTAACATCTCGTAAACAATAGTCTAACATCTTATCAGAATAACAATCAAACTCAGGTTGTTCAGCTTTGTGATAATTTAATTTGTAACCCCACTTTTCTAAACTATGTCCTCCTTCTCTTGTTGGATGAAATAATCTAGATAAAGTTAAAGTGTCTAGTATTTTTGTATGTTGGTATAAATCAACACCAGTTAATTTTTTAATTACAGGGACATCAAACCCAATAATATTATGTCCTATTATTACATCTGCTGACTTTAATAACTCTATACCTTTATCAATTTCATCTTGTTTAAATGAGTAAGAGTTATCATCTTCATCAACAGCTACCATACACCAGATGTTTTTACTATCTTGATAAAGTCCGTCTGTTTCAATATCAAATACTAACTTCATTATTTTTTACCTCAAATTCTGACACATCATCCTCGGATAATCTACCTGTGTCTTTATCATAAACTAATGAACTTGCCATGCCTACATCCCCTGTGTATCTAGATTTTAACACACGAAGTTTAGTTGTTCTAGCTTCTAATTCATCTTCTGATTGTTGATTTCTTTCTAATGCTATCACACAATCACTTAATTGTCCAATACTATTTGACCCACGAAGATGTGAGAGAGAAACTTCTACACCATTCTCATGTCCTTTATTTCCGTCAACTCTTCTTAAATGTGATACAAGTATTAATCCTGCTCCTGTTTCTTCAACCAAGCTACGAAGTCTAGTCATGATAGAATCAATAGCTCTTCGTTCATCTCCCTCATGGACAGCACTAACAAGCATATGTAAATGGTCTACCACAACCCACTTACAATCGCAACCAACTATAAGATATCTAAGCTTTGCAAAGATATCATCTATCTCATTAGTGCCAAAGTGTGCATGAATGAATACTCTATCCTCTTCAAATACTTTATCAAACATTTGCATGATAGTATCTTTGTCAAACTTTTCTCTTTCTTGGTCAATGTATAATCTTGCATTTGCTTCAATGGAAAGTATTCCGTCTACTGTTCTTTTCCAATCTTCTTCTAATGCAATTACACCTACATTGTCTTGTGTTTGATTGATAAGCCAAT